AGTCATACGGCCCGCCCAGAATCTGCGGCGTGTTGGCGCGAGACTGCACCAGGCGCACCACCACAGCCTGGCTGAAAGCCGCCGAGACGGGCCGCGTGGTGTTGACCTTGACGTTGCCGCTGGCCACCGCAGGGGCGGCCATGAGCGCGGCGACGATGGCGGCCTGGATGCCGAGGTGGGCGCTCATGTCAGGCGCGCTCCAGCATCAGGGTGCTGACGCCCGTGCCGTCAGGCTGGTGCACGGCCACCAGGTAGCTGGTGCCGCCCACCACCGCCGTCTGGCCCACAGGGTCAGCCGACAGGCCGGCCGTGGGCAGCGTGAGCATGGGCCTGGCGGACGACATGCCCACCAGGCCTACCTCGGCAGAGGCGAAGCCGTTGTCGAAGATCCCGCGCACGGCCGCGCCGTTCACGGTGCAGGCCACCGCGAAGTCGGCAAAGAAGGGCGCGAGGTCTTCGGTCATGGCTGGGCCTGGGCTGGGCTTGTCGTCTGGCCTTCAGGCTCAGACGGTCAGCGCGTCCACCATCGTGGCGAAGCTCACCACGTTGCGCAGTTGCACGTCCACGTCCTGCAGGGCCACCACGCGCACGGTGCCGGCGGTGCTGCCGGTGTACGGGTCCACCATCAGGTCCAGGCTGCCCCACATGCCGATCACCAGGTCAGCGAAGTTGCCGAACACGATGGCCGAGCAGGTGGAGCCCGAGCTGCCCTTGACCAGGTTGGACGGCACGGCGTTGGTGACGGCGGTGCGGTAGCCGTTCATCGGCGTGTCACCGTCATCCCACACAAAGCCGTTCTGGCCCGTCACCTTGCTGGTGGTCTTGAGCTTGCCGCGCACGCGGGCGTTGGTCAGGTAGCCCAGGGTGCCCACATCGGCATTGGAGACGGCGACGTCGGATTCCAGCTGCACGATGTTGGCCCAGGTGGGCGCTGCACCGTTGGTGCCGCCGATGACGGAGGCCGTCACGCGCGTCAAGATGCCGCTGGGCTGGTTGCTGGCGCCGCTGCCGCTGATGGCGGCTTGCTGAATGGCCAGGCCCAGGATGGTGGCCAGGTCGTTCTGCACCATGGCTTCCACGTCGATGCTGGATTGCAGCAGCAGGCGGCGGCTGATGTCAGTGAAGGCGCCCACCGTCTTCGGGCTCATGGTCACCTGGGCGATGGTCTGGTCGCTCTCGGTGGGTGCCGCGTTCTCAGCCACCCAGTAGGCGGTGCCGGTGCCGCTCAGGCGCGGGATGGCGATGTTGCCCACCAGGCCCGTCAGCATGCGCGTGCCCATCTTGTCGATGACCATGGCGTTGCGCAGGGCGTCAATGAAGCTGCCGCCCAGCAGCTCGGTGGCCACCAGGTTGCCGCCGGCCGTGGCCGTGGTGACGTTCAGGTCACGGCGCTGGACTTCGGTGGGCACCATGAAGCCGCGGGCCTGCTTGCCCATCTTGGCGCTGGCGGCATCGGAGCACTCACGTTCGAAGGCGGCGGCGCGCTGCGCGGCGGCGTCGTTCGGGTTGGCCAGGGCGTTCATGGCGCGCAGCATGGAGTAGCGCTTGGTTTCGCGCTTGTCCAGGCCGATGTCGGCCGTGGGCATGGGCTTGCTGGACAGCTTGGCGATGGCCTCAGCCTGGAACTGCTCAGTGGTCAGGCCGCGCTGAATGGCGTCCAGCGCCATGTCGGCGCCGCCGGGCAGGCCCTTGGCGATCTTGGAGATTTCGGCGGCGTGGTTGCGCTCGGCCACGGGGGTGGTGACATCAGACATGATGCGGTCCTTCGACGGTTGGGATTCGGGTTCAGTCGCTGCCGCTCTGGCTGCGGGGCCTGCGGCGGCCGGGGGGTCTTGTGCATCGGTGCCTGCATCCAGGCTGCGGCCGATGCCGACCGTGGGGTCTGCTGGCACGGACACCAGCGACACCTCGAAGGGCTCCCAGTCGGTGACGCGGTAGGTTTCCACACCTTCCTTTGTCTCGACCAGTTGCGCCTTGTGGATCATGTAGCCCACGCTCACGTTGCGGCGGATGCCGTCACGAACGTCTGACCACACTTCCTCTGCGCGTGCGCTTTTTCCGAAGCGCACGGTGGCACGGGCTACACGGTCCGCACCCACCTCGACAGATTCGATGACGCCGACCACATCACGGGTGTCGTGGTCGACGAGCAGATTGGCCCCGCTGCGCAGGCGCCCCTGGCGCATGGCGGTGGGGTTGATGTCCAGGATCTCGATGCCCCAGTAGCGCTCATACGGCGTTTCGCTGGCGAAGGCCAGCGTGGCGGTGCGCGCTTCCTCGTTGATGGCGGCACGCTCCACCTGCAGGGCGCGCTCGGTGCGGCCCTTGGGCAGGGCGCGCTGGAGATTGGCTGGCAACTTGCTCATGCGCTGCATGGTGCGGCGCCTGGTGTCAAGTGCGTAAGGCAAGCGGCTTGACACCGCGCAACTTCAGCGCCCGAGGAAGATCAGGTCTTGTTGCCGCTTGCGGCGCGGCCGGCGCGGGGTGATGGGGATGAAGGGGACATCACGCCAGGGGCGGTCGCTCCAGTAGCTGGGGCGGGCAGGCGCGGGCGCAGGCGCCTGGCCGTCCGTGAGCAGCCCGGTGGCGCTGAAGCTGATGTGCGCCGTGCCGACCATGACGCCGGGCACGACGGGATAAACAGCCGTGAGCTCGCCCACGGCGCTGAAGCTGATGTGCGCCGAGCCGACCATGACGCCGGGCACGACAGGCGTGCCGGCCTGGCCGAAGTAGTCGCCAAAGTATTGGCCAGCGTATTGGCCCTGCGCGCTCACGACGGGTCAACGGATGTGACGGTGCGCGCGCCCGAGCTGTAGGTGGCTTCCACCCGGTCCACGGTGCCGTCTTGGGACTTGAAGACCATGGTCGAACCCTCGAGGCCGGTGGCATCGCCCGCGTTGACGGCCAGCAGGATGCGCAGCACGTCGCGCAGCGTGAGGCCGCCCTCGACGGTGCCCAGCAGCGGGTCAGCCGCGGCGCCGGCGCTGTTCAGCAGCTCGCCCATGGAGCCGGGGGTGTTGTAGGCGCTGGCCAGGGCCTCCCACACCGCTGCCGAAAGGCTCTGCGGGCTCAGCTCGGTGAAGGGCGTGATGTCGCCCGACAGGTTGCCCGTGGCGCGGATGTTGGCGCTGGCCGACACCTGCACCAGCGCGGCGCCCACGGCATCAACGATGGCGCCGAGCGTGGCGTTGTTGACCGTGAACGAGAAGGACGTGCTGCCCGCAGCCGACAGGGCGCCGGCCAGGTTGGCGGCCAGGTCGAACGTGATGGAGGCGTTGCCAACTGCCGAGACGATCAGTTGCCCGTCTGCCGGGTTGACGGTGATCGTGACCGTCGAGTCGCCGCTGATGTTGACGCCCGCCGCGAGGTTCAGCGCACCCGGCGTGACCGTCACCACGCACTGCGTGAACGACGACATCGCCCCCGGCTTGTACGGCAGCACCCACGACGATGGAGCCAAGTGCCCGCTGGGGATGCCTGCCAGCTTGGACGGAATGCCCTGGCCCACGGACTGGTTCATCCGGTCGCCACGCCCCCACATGGAACGGAAAGTTCCAGGCGAGCCGCCGATCTGGCGCAGGGGTAGCTGCGCCAGGAGCGTGGTGTTCTGCTTCAGTGCCATGAGCTCGATCGATCAGCCCCAGCCGACCTCGACCGCGCCGTAGAAGTTGGTGGACGCGCCCGTGGCCGCACCCGCGAAGTAAAGCCACGTGAGGCAGGCATCGTCCATCACCCGAGGAAGGCTCGGCAGTTGGTTCAGCAGATCCCGCTCGGCAGCGACGGACACGGTGGTCAGCGGCAGCGTGAGCAACGGCCGAGCCAAGCACAGCGCACCGGTGCCGGTGTTGGCCGCGCTGAAGGTGACAGACGCCACGTTGGACACGCCCGTGTCACCCGATGCCAGGGGCAGGAATGGGCCGTAGTTGTTGGCCGCCGTGCCGCTGTGGCTGATGTGCCCCACGATGCCGGAAGCCGTCATGGCGACCGTGACCGGAAGCGTTCTGCCCGAAGTCGGCACTGTGTTGCTGTAGCTGAGCGCGATGTTCTGCGCCGTGCCGCCCGCTGCAGCCGTCTGCACCCAGAACAGTCGGCACCCGGCCCCGTTGGTGTAGCGCAGGCTGGGCGTGCCCGTAAGGGTCTGAGCCACCGCGCTGTTATTGCTGATGCCGGGCCAGTAGCCCTGCAAATCGACCAGCATCAACTGCCCTGGCACACCCGTGGCCACAGAAGTGAGCGCCGAGACGTTCAGAACGTGCTTGGTGTCAGGCGAGACGTTGCCGGCATGCGGCAGGCCGAAAATCTGCGTGCCGTTGCCGGTGGTTTCGTCGCAGGTGCGCCAATCCCGCGCAGTGCCCGCAAAGGCGTTGGCGACGGGCGTGCCGTTCAAGCCGCTGAAGTCATACCACCGACCCGCCGTGTAGGCTGCAGCGCCCGTGAGTTTGTTCCAGTCGGTGCGGTTGAACTTGCCGCTTGTGATCTCGTTGACGAGATCGTCCATTGAACTGAATGGCATGGTGATTCCTTACGGTGTCCAGA